CACAATCTTCGGCATTTTGATCTGACTTTGTGGGGTTCCGCCACTTTGCGTACAATCATCACCCATGAGCAACAACAGATTACCTCCTGAGCTTCACGTCATCAAGGGCACCACCGGCGCAAACAAGGCGAAGTCGCTGCCGAACGATGTGCGCGCCCGCGTCCCCAAGGCCGAGTGGCTGACCAACCCCGACAAATGGGACATCGACAAATTTGTAAAGGAAACATCTGATTTTCTGTACGATGTTTACGGCATCGGCAGCAATCAAGACAAACACGTTTTGTCGGCGTGCGCTTCGCAGATCGACATTTACGTGCGGTGCTGGCGGGAGCTACAACACGGCGACCTCATCGTGTCGAACAACAACGGTTCGACCGTTGGCCCCAACCCTTATTTTGCCATGGGCGACCGAGCGCTGCAGCGGGCGGTGGTGTTGATGGGCGAGATGGGGTTGACGCCTAAAGGTCGCCTCGCAAGCAAGACGGTCGAGGGCGGCAAGTACAAGGCGCTGTTGGCTGGCCCATGAATTACGAAGACGGGATTCTGTACGCGGTCAATGTCGCGAAGGGAGATGTTCCGGCTTGCCGCAAGGTGCGGCTCGCTTGCCAGCGGTTCCTGAATCAACTCGAAGACAAGGCGTGGGCGTGGGGCTTTCACTCCCGTTATCCGCAACACGTGCTCGACTACATTGCCACGTTGCGGCATACAAAAGGGCCAGACGCGGGCAAGCCCCTAGTTCTTCAGCCGTTTCAGATTTTTGCAATTTGCGCCATATACGGGTTCCGCAGCAAGCGCGACCCCAGCGTGCGCATGGTCACCGACGTCATCATCTTCATCCCGCGCAAGGCGGGCAAGTCCACGCTCACGGCGGCGTTGGCGTTGTATGAGCTCGCCTTCGGCGAGGCGGGCGCAGAGGTGTATTCACTCGCCACCACCCGCGAACAGGCCAACATCGTATTTTCCGCCGCCATCGGTTTTATCGAGGCGATGCCGCCGGACATTGCGGCGCTCTACAACGCTGGCAAGCACAGCATCGCGAAAGCGGGCGACGCCCAATCGATATTCAAGGCGTTAAGCCGCGACAACAAAAAGACCGGCGACGGCAAAAATCCGTCCACGGCCATCATCGACGAAGCCGCACAGATTGTGGATCGCAACAGCATTGAGGTTCTTTACTCCGGCATGGTCGCGCGGCAAAACCCTTTGCGCATCTACATCACCACCGCCAGCTTTACGAAGGAGACAAAATTCTTCGAAGACATGACGATGTTTGAGGCCATGTTAAACGGCGAGGCCACCGACAATCCGCGTTGGTTCGGGCTGTTGTACGGACTCGACCCAGGAGACGATTGGCGCGATCCAGCGGTTTGGTTCAAAGCCAACCCCATGCATGGCATCTCGGTATTCGAGGACGCCATCGCCGCCCGAGCCGAAGAAGCCAAGCACAAGCCCGCCGCGCTCAACGAGTTTCTTTGCAAGACGCTGAATGTGTACGTGTCGGCCAACAGCGCTTGGATTGACCGCGCCCACTGGGACGAGCCCAAGGCGATTGGTTTTAGCGAACGCACACCCGAGTCCACCTTCATCGGGTTCGACCTTGCCAGCACGCGCGACTTGAACGCCGTGTGCACGCTGCATCGGTTCGGCGAACACGACTACGAAGCCAAGTTCAAATTCTTTCTGCCCGAGTCGGGCTATGAGCTCATCCCCAAACACTACGCCGACATTTTCCGAATGGCGCGGCAATCCGGCATTCTCCATATCACGCAGGGCAACGTGATGGATGACCGCGAGATCAGCGACTACATCATCGCCGAGGCCGCGCAATACGATGTCCGCGAAATTGGATTCGACGCCTACAACGCGGCAAGCTTGGTGGCGCGGCTACACGACGCAAGCTTGCCGGTGAAGAAGGTCGGACAGGGCATGGCGGTGCTTAGCAACCCAAGCAAGCACGTTGAGAAGATGATTCTCAACCATAACATCAAGCACGACGGCAATCCTTTCCTCGGATGGCAGCTGGGCAACTGCGAAGTGTACGAAGACGTCAACGGAAACGTCAAGGTGCGCAAGAATGGCTCAGATCAGAATGCAAAAGTTGACGGCATAATCAGCCTCATCATCGCTATGCATTGCGCGCTCGACAATCCCGAATTTTCAGGTGTGGGTTTCGGCGTTTTCTAAAGGATTTCCGATGGCCATTCTCGACATTTTCAAAGGAAAGCAGAAGGATTCGAGCGAATCCAACTCGCTTTTTGGCCAAACGGCGCTGGGCAATAACATCGTTTACAACGGCAGCAACCAGCGTCCGATTGTCAATACCCAGATTCTTTACGTCACCACCGCCGCTACCAATCAGGCGGGTCGCCCCATCGACATGTCGTTGCTTACCCGCAACGCCACCGTCATGTCGTGCGTCGCGGCGAAAGCCCGCGCGATTGCCCAAATGCCGATCAAGATCATGGCCTATTTGGACGATGGCAGCTGTGTGGACGCGACCACGGATGCGCGGGTGGGTTCGCGCGACCGCACCAAGGCGCGGCAAGTTGCCAACCTCTTGAACAATCCCAATCGGTTCCAGTCGGCGTACGAATTTTGGTACCAGTGGATAATGTGGTATGAGCTTTCGGGCGAGGCGTTCACGCTTTGGTGGCGCGAAAAGAAAGAAGACCCAAACCAAACGCCAATGGAGATGTACCTGTTGGATTCGACGCTGATCGCCGTTTCCATTACTCCCGCCCGATACCCTGCCTATCGCCTGAGCACGCCCGCGTATGGCTTTAACAAAGACGAGCCGTTATCCGCGCACCAAGTCATGCACGTGAAAGAAATGGCGTGGCAAGGTTCCGCCGGTTTCAACAAAGGCATCCTCGCGGCGGAGTTGGTCACGCTCGATCAAGACATCGATGTGTACGCCAACTACGTCATGCTCAACGGCGCGAAGCCCTCCGGCATGTTCACGACCGAGCAGGTAATCCCCGCCGGCAAGTATCAAGAGATTGCCGCGCGGCTGAAAGAGGCGTGGGGCAGCATGGTCGGAAGCCGACAATCCGACCCAAGCAAGCCTGGACAGGGCATGTTGTTAGATCAGGGCATGAAATACGAGCCGCTAAAGATGCTCACGCTGCAAGACACCGACGCGGCGGTGCTAAAAGAACAGACCATGAAGCGCATCTGTGCGCTGTTCGGCGTCCCATATCAGCTGCTCGGAATTGCAGAAGGAAAGTACAACAACACACAAACGCTGTTGGACGAATTCTACAAATCCACCATTTACCCGACCTCCGTCAGCATTACGCAAAAGCTCAAGGCGCAACTGTTCAACGGTTACCCCAATTTGTGTGTGGAATTCCAGACGCAGGATTTTCTGAAAGGCGCTCCGCTGGATCAGATGAATTACGCGGTCGCGGGCGTGAATGCCGGCATCCTTACGCCCAACGAAGCCCGCGAGTACATGGGACGCGCAGCGAAAGATAACGGCGACGAATTGCGCGACAATTCCGCCAAGGCCGAGCCCATCGCAGGCACGAGCCCTCAAGATACCGGCGGCGGCGGCGGAAATCAGAAGTCCAAAATGAACATCGGAAAATGATTTCTGGCTCGCCAACATTGCAGCGTAAAATTCCGGACAAATACAAATCCCGCCGCAAAGCGCTGCGCACAATATACGACATTGATCAACGCAAAGTCAATGATGAGGTAATTCATGACTCAACAAAAATTGGTGCTGTTGTGCGAGGCGAAATTGGTGCCCGAACAGCAAGGCAAGACCGGCAAAATTGAAGCCACCGTGACCACATGGGGTGCGCGCGAGGGCGCGGACGGTCGCCGTTTCAATTATCAGCCGGAAGGTTTTATGGACTGGGCCGAGGCGTTTGCCGCCGAAGGTCGCCCGCTCCCGATGTTCGTCAATCACCAAAGCGAGGCCATGCCCGCCGGTGAGTGGACAGGCGTGGAATTTGGCAAAGAAGGTATGACCATGCAAGGTCGCATCTTCACCAACACCTCGGTTGGCAAAGACCTTTACACCGTCATGCAAGAATCGCCCCAAATGTTCGGCGGCGTTTCGGTTGCAGCCTACGCGGACGAATACCAGATGGTGAATGCTGATGGCGAGCCCGACCAAAGCGAAGACGCATATTTTCAAATCACCAAAGGCGGGCTCCGCGAAGTCTCCGTGGTGATGCACCCGAACAACCCCGAGGCTGGCGTGAGCCGCCTTGAATACTTCCGTGCTGACGGCACGGTGGACTTAAAGATTTTGGAAAAGGGCTTGCGTGATGCCGGTCTGTCCAAGAATGATGCGGTCGCTGCCGCATCAACCTTCAAGAAAGTTATGGAACAGCGGGACGCTGTGAAATTGCCTCTTGAAACTGCGCCACCTCGGAGTGATTCCGATGCGGAAGCGACCGCCCACGCAGAGATTCTCGCCGCTCTTGAGCAGCGCGAGCTTTTGCAAATTCTTGACAAACGACTGAAAGTGTAACATCATGACCCAAGCTATCCTGGAAAAGCTCGACGCAATCGAGTCGGCGCAAGCCGCAAAAATCACCGCCGCCGAAGCCGCTGCAACCGCAGCCATCGAGTCGGTGAAGAACGAAATGAGCGCAACCATCGCAACGCTGGAAGCCAAAATTTCCACGCTCGCGGCACCCGCCTTTATCAAGCCCGCCAAGACCGTTCGCGGCGATGTAAACCGCGCCGTGCGTGAGCAGTTGAGCCAGTTCTACAAGTCCAACAACCGCGTGGAAAAAGAGCTGAAAATGTTTGCGGACGATTCGCAATACGATGCGTATTTGCGCGAGGCGTCGGCGCTGACTGCAGGCGGCGATGGCAAGGGCGGACGCACCGCGTATGACCCTGTGTTTGTTGCGTTGCGTTTGGCCAATCCTATGCGCGGCCTTTCCCGTACCGTGGCCACCGACGGTTCCAGCTATCAGTTCCGTGTCAAGACCGGCAACGCTGGCGCGGCTTGGGGCTACAGCATCCAAAACAACGGCGCGACCACGACTGAGGACACCACGATCTGGCAGTTGGTTTTGCAAGACATCAACGTGCAATTCCCCATCCGTACCGCATCGCTGGACGACATCGACGGTTTGGAATCCAATGTTGTTGACGACATGCTTGTTGAATTCGCGCAAAGCGAAGCGCTGAGCATGATCCAAAACAATGACCAAGCGGCACAGTCGGGCACCAACCCATATGGTGGAACAAATGGCTTGCGCGGCCTTGATCAGTACGCGGGCGCCAACGCCACCTACGCGGGCGGCACAACCTCCGCTGCGGCGTTTGGCTCCACCGGCACCGGCTCGTCCAGCGGCTTGCACAGCCTTGCGACTTATGACCAGTTGACCAGCAACGTGAACACCGTAGGCTTGAGCAACATCACTTACAAAGATGTTATCAACACCATCTACGCGCTGCCGCAACAGTACTGGACCACCAACGCCAAGTTCATGGTTAACCCCATTTTGGCGTCGGCAATCCGTGGCTTGCAAGACACCAATGGTCGCCCGATCTTCAACTCCATGGAGTCGCTGAATCCGGACGGCATCATTGGTCAGTTGTTGGGCTTCGATGTGGTAATGAACAAGTACCTCGACAACCCGAGCCAAACTACCACCGCCGCTGCAGGCACTCTCAGCCTGTATCCGATGTACTTCGGTGACTGGTCTCGTGCCCATACGATCATTGACCGCCTCAACATGGTCATGCGTCGTTACGACCAAACGCTCCCAGGATACATCACGTTCTTCGGCGAGAAGCGCTTGGCCACCTCGGTGCGCGACCCCAATGCGCTGGTGCGTTATCGCTCCACTGCAACGGCTGCAAACTAATCGTTGAGCCACCATTGCGGACGCTGGCTGACGCTGGCGTCCGCTCTTTCTCAGGAGCCACCATGACCCTTTCCGACAGAATCCTAGCAGGCATCAAACAATCCATCACCGAAGGCGGCCAAGTCACCATCGACTTGAAAGAGGCGTCTGCGCTGACGGGTTCCGGAGATGGCAAAGGCGGTCGCACCGTATTTGATGATGCATTCGCGGCGTTGCGCTTTGCCAACCCTTTCCGCATGTATTCGCGCATCATTCCCGCAAGCGGTTCCAGCGTGCAGTTTGTTGCCAAGACAGGTAACGCGGCAAGCCAGACAAACCCTTGGACATACACTTTTACGCCAGACTCTGGCACCCCGAATACCGACACCACCATTTGGCAATTGCCTACGCGCGTGATCACGGCGCAACTGCCAATTCGCACAGCGGTGATGGATGACGTCAACTATTTGAACGAGACAATTGTGTCCGACTTGGCCATGGAGTTTGCGACCATCGAAGGCGCGTCTATGGCCGACAACAACGACCAAGCCGGAAGCACCACCACCACGACTGGCGGCACAAACGGATTGCGCGGCCTCAATTACTATCCTGGCGGAGCGGGCGCGAGCGCTGCGTATGGCTCCACTGGCACCGCTATTACAAACGGTCTCCATACGCTGGCCACCGTGGGCCATAGCGCTGCTTCCGTGGACTTGGAGTCGTTGCAAGATATGGCGGGCGCATTGCCTCCGCAATATTGGAATTTGCCAGGAACAGCTTGGCAAATGCATCCAACCTACATCACTGCACTTCGTAAGTACGCCCACAATGGCGGCACTGGCCCATACTCTCTTGTAGACACCGGCGAGCTTGGAGAAGGCCCAGCCATCAACCTTATGGGCTGGCCAGTCATCCCCAACGCCAATCTTGACCCGACCGGCACCGCAGGAAACTTCCCTGTGTACCTTGCCAACTGGCCGCTGTTCATGACCATTGCAGATGTTGAGGAAATGACGGTTCAGATGATGGATCAAACCGCTCCTGGCTTCGTGACCTTGTACGCGGAAAAGCGCATGGTGAGTACGGTGCGCAATCCGTTCGCCGGTGTGCGCTTGATCGAGACCTAAGCATGGCCGCGTCGGACAGCCTGTATGGATTGCCCTTCGGCGCGGTAACGCGCAACCCTTTCAGCTACATCAAGGTTGAGCAGGTTGCGCGCGACAACACTACGGCATGGCTGACCAACGCCGAGATTCAGCAGCAGCTGAATTTGTTTGACGACAACAGTCAAAGTGTCTACATCAGTTCGTTGGAGTTGGCCACACGGCAAGCAATCGAAGATTACCTCGGCATGCCGATCTTTGCGACCACTTATCGGGTGTGGTACGGCATCGACAGCCTCGCGGCCTCACCTGTGTGTTTCGATCTGCCGATGGTCACGCAAGCGGCCTCCGGCACCGGCATCACCATCAGTTCGCTCAAGTATTACAACGAAGATTCCCCGCCCATAGCGGTCACGGTGTCGGCGTCGCAATACTTTTACGACCAGTCAGGCAACAAAGTTATTGTGGACAGCTTGCCCACGTCGATCAACACGACAATGACCGCGCCCATCTTTATCGACTACATCGTGGCCGCAAACCCGCTCGCGGCTTACCCTGTGATCAAGCAAGCCGGTTTGCTGCTGTTTACGCACCTCTACAACAACCGTAGCAACACGACCGACACCTTGCTCAAGGAAATCCCGTTCGGCGTTTCTACGCTGCTCCGTCCGTACAAGCCGCTGGTGATGTAGCATGGCCATTGCGCGGTTCGAAAACATCGATGTGAACACGCTGTCGTTTGGTTCTTCGACCTTCGGCGAACAAAGCACAACGCAGACGCTGTGGTTCAAGACTCGCGCCCGCGTGCACTCAGTCGCCAACAACGTGAAGATTTCGGAAAAATATCGGGTGTATTCGGACATTGTGGATTTCACTTTGAATTACACGCCAAATATAAAAACTATCGTTGACAATCAGAACGCCTATTCCATCACATGGCGCGGCTTCAGCTGGCGCATCGACAATGTGCGCGAGTCGGATGATCGGATGACCGCGCGGCTGTTGTGTGTGCGCAATGACCCTGTGGTGGCCGTGTAATGGCAACTCAACAAAATCCCGTCCAGTACGGCAAAGCAATTCAGTACCAGCTGAACAGCATCTTTACGCCTGTGCCGGTGTACGCCTCTTTCAACCGGAATTTTGCGACCCAACCAAAATTCGTCACATGGAATTTACGCAATGTTCACCAACCAGTTTATACGGGCGGCAATCAGCAAAACAAAGGCATTGACCGACCGATTTTTCAAATATCTATCTTCACTCAGGCCATAGAAGAAGGATTCACGCTTTCTAACACGCTGTTGCAATCCCTCCACGGCTACACCGGCTTGTTTGGCGGTGCGACGGACGGTTTTTGGATAGCCAAAGCAGACGTGCACTGGTTGTATAATTCGTACAACAATGAAGACAAATTGGCTGAGGTCTTTCTCGACTGCACGCTGGACATTCCAACATAAAACATCACAGACTTTTTGAAGGAAAAACGCGATGGCCTTACCCAATAAACTTCTTCCAGGATTCAGCGCTTCGATGTATGCGCAACCTTCGGCGACGCCGACGGTGTTGACGTTGGCGCAACTTTCTTTAGTTGCCAGCGTGTCGCCACTTGCAATCACAGGCAACTTGATGAACATCGAGGCCATCCCCGCCTTTGGGCAGGATGACGCGGTGGCGTCGTTCCCCGTTGCAGGCGCTCGGCAAGGCGACAAAATTCCCGCGCAATCCGCGCCTACCAGCATGACCATTACAGCGGCGTGGAATCCTTCCGACACCGTGTTGCTGTTGATTCGCGCGGACGCCTACAGCGGTATTGTGGATCGCACTTACGTGATCGCAGCCACCGACGGCACCAACATTATTTATTACAGCTTCATTGGTCGCGCGTCGCAATGGCAAATCGACTCCCAACCAGGAGCCGAGGCCAAGTGCACTTTCTCAATTCATCCGCGCGGCAACCTGTACGGTTGGTGCAACAACGCTTAATCAAGGAGCTCAATCATGGCAGCACCAGCAGTAATTCTTCCAGGCTTTGCGGCCTCGATGTGGATGCAAACGGGCGCGACTCCGACCGCCTTCAGCACCGCCAACCTTGCAGTGTGGACAGCGCAAGTCGCCACCATCGTCGGCACCTCCGCCAACGGCACCGGCGCGTCCGGAACGCAACTGAATGTCGAGGCTGTACCGGCCTTCGGACAGGATGATGGCGTGGCATCTTTTGCGATTGCGGGCTCGCGTCAGTCGGACAAAATTCCTGTGCAATCCGCACCTACCAGCTTGACCATTACGGCAGCGTGGAATCCGTCGGACGCGGGGCTGTTGTTGATTCGCGGCGACGCTTACAGCGGCATCATTGACCGCACCTATGTCATCGCGGCTGCAAGCGGCTCTACAACCATTGCGTATGCATTCAATGGCCGGTGCAGCCAGTTCCAAATTGATGCGCAGCCAGGAGCCGAGGCTAAGTGCACATTCACCATCCATCCTCGCGGTAATCAGTACGGTTGGAGCAACACCTAATGCCCACGCTGGAAGAAGTTGTCGATGGGCTGGTCGCGCATGCGGGCGACCTCGACCTCGCGGCGCGGTTTGCGCAAGTGGACGCGCAAGAGGTTCACGCTGCGCTGGAAGGCACAGATGCCGACTCAGCAGACGGAGTGGTGCTGCGGCTCTTGGCCAAGTACAACCCGCTGACGGAGGAGTGAAATGAAGTTCAGCGTTGAGCAGCAGGACGCCGACCCCGTCATGGGGTTTGTAATGTGTCTGTTGCATTCGGTCACCAACGCTCACATCCTTCACTTCTCCACGCCCAGTCGTTCTGACCACACCGCTCTTGGCGCTTTTTACAGCGCCATCGGCGACCACGTTGACGATTTTGTCGAGGCATTTCAAGGCAAGTATGGGTTGCTCACCGCGTATCGCGCGGACTACGAATTGCCCGCCTCTCCGGTGGAATACCTGACGTATCTGAAAGACGAAGTGGCCACGCTCCGCGCGGCAGACAAGTTCCCCAAAGACTCTGAGTTGCAAAATATTGTGGATGAAATTGCTCAGTTGATCGACAGCACACTATACCAATTGCGATTCTTGAAATGACACAAAATACGACAATACAAAACACAGGCGACTTGTTAGGATTTTTGGCAACGCAAGCCGAGTCGCGCAAAGACTGGTTTGGCTTTTCGCAACAGCGCATGACCGCAGTCACCCTTGCGCACGACATTGCAAAAGCGCACGCCCATCACATGACGCCGGAAGATGTGGTGACTTACGCGCTGGCGCTGAATCAGGAAATCTTCAAGCGCATCATCAAGGGGTAACCCGTCATGGGCATCAGCATCAAGCTCGAAGGAATCGGCGAAGTCGATGTGATGCTGCGTCAGCTGGCCAGCGAGATTGGCGACAAAGAAACCAACAGCAAAATCCTCATCCCCGCCGTGCGCAAGGCGTTTCAGCCGGTGCTTGCGACCGCGCAACAGCTGGCGCCAAAAGAAACCGGCGCATTGGCCTTGTCATTGCAAGTGGAGGCGCGGCGTCCCACCTCCGCTGACCGGCGCTCCAAATACGTCACCCGCACCGACACCGTCATTGCCGCCGTAACCACCGCCTCGGGCAAAAAGATGGCCGCGATGAGCGAGGGCAAGGGGCTGCTCCGGTCACAGCGGCGGCTGCGCAAAATGGGCCACGCTGACCTTGCAGAAAATTTCAAAGGATTTACCAGCGATGCCCGCGCCATTGCGCAAGAGTTTGGATCGGCGCGCAATCCTCAACATGCATATTTGCGGCCTGCATTGGAGGCGCGGTCGCAAGAGACGGTAAACGAGTTAGCATCAATTTTGAAAGACAAGATTTTACAATACAGGAGTAAAATGAAATGAGCAAATTAGCAACAGCCCTCGGCAACGCCTACACCGACAAACGCCGTGCAATCCGCACACGCACCTTTGAGCTTGGCGGTCATACATTTAAGGTTCGGGTGCCGCTGACCTCAGAGACGGACGCCATGTTTACGCGCATTTCCGCGCCCGCTACTGAGGCAATAGAAACGACCTACAATTTGCTGACCGCGTCGCTGATTAAATTCAAAGACCAACAAAGCGAAGAATTCCAGTTCACCGACAACGACATCATCGTCAGCGGGCGCTCCATGCGCGAGGCCGCAAAGAACAAAGCGATGATGGAAGCGCGGATGACGGAATATGTAAAATTGTTGGTGCCGGAAGACCCTGAGCAATCGATGGCCGACATCACCTATGCAGACATCGAAGCCGAATGGCCGCTGTCGGTGCAGGTGGCGTTGGTGGACAAAATTTCTGAAGTGATCAGCCCCAACTACAAGGAGACGCGGGGAAACTGATTGGCTCATTGAGGGCGCAAGTTGAAAGCGCCATGGTCTTCAATGGGCACACGCCGGAGTCGCTGGCCGATCTTGACGAAATAACCATGGCGCAAATCCAGACGATGTACGCGGATGGGGCGCTGGGATTACAAAAGACAAACCATTTGTTAAGCACGCTGATTGCGGGCGTGTTTAACTACATCCGACCCAAAGGCAAAACGCCTTACGAAGTGAAGCAGCCGATGGGCGCGGCATATGAGTACATGTTCCCGCCCGCGTCTGAAGCAGACCAAAAAGCTCAGGTAAACTCAACACTACTTGCATTCATGATGCAAGCGCCAGGATTCAACGCAACGACCTTTGGGGCTCCAAGTGGCGAGTAACAACATTGCAAGACTAGGGGTCATCCTTGGCCTCGACAGCGCTGAGTTTGTAAAAGGGCTCGACGCTGCCAACAAAAAGCTGTATGACTTTTCAGTCAAAGCGGCGGGCGTCGCCAAGGACGCGCTGTTGGCCTCTGGCGCGGCTTTTGCAGCGGCCACCTACAATGCGATGCAATTTGCGGATGCAATTGCCGATGTCGCCAAAGCCAACGATGTCTCCATCGCCTCCATTCTCAAGCTGAACAACGCGCTTGCCAATGCGGGCGGAGAAGCTGAAAATTCCGGAAAGCTGTTGGCCAGCTTTACCGGCTTCATGGACAAGGCAGCAGCGGGTTCTTTCGAGGCGCAAAAATCTTTGCAGATGGCGGGCGTATCGCTGAAAGACCTTGCCAACCTCGGCACCGAAGACCTGTTTGCAAAAACCGTTCAAGGCATCGCGGAGATTGAAGACCCGCTGACGCGCAATGCGCGGGCGATGGAGATGTTTGGCAAAGCGGCCAAGGGCGTTGACTTTGTCGGGCTCGCCGAGGAAATGCGCAAGGCATCCACCGCCACCGATGAGCAAGCCATTGCAGTTCAAGCTGCCGCTGATGCATACGATCTTATCAAGCAACGTGGAAGGGAGTTTCAACTTTCATTCACCAGCGAAATTGGCCCATCGCTTTTGCTGGCCACAGAATATTTTCTTGATCTCGGCACCGAAATAAACAAAACCGGCGGCCTTTGGAAAAGTGTATTTGACACCGTCGCATATCAAGCTGCCAGTCTTGTCCATGAAATCAAAGACCTCATTTCAGTCTTTATCGCTTGGGACGCGGTGCTCAACGCTTTCTTTGAAGCGCGGTGGGGCGAGATCGACGGCATCGTGTCTCGCCGTTACGCCGAGCGCGCATCCGAAGAAGCCAAGCTGGAAGCCTTCCGACAAAAGCTCGAAGGCATCCAAGGCGGCGTAAAAGAAGGCGAGCGCGGCGACTGGGAAAATGGCCCCAAAAAGAAAGGCACCGCCGGTGGGCCTAAACGCCTCGTAACGCCAGGAATTGACCGAGAAGCTGAGAGGGCACGCAAGGAGGCTGAACGAGAGGCTAAAGAGGCTGCGCGGTTGGCAGAAGAAGCTCGCAAGAAACAACTTGCCCTTGAGATGAAAGGGATGCAAGCGCAACTGGAGATGCGCGAGCAGGTGTGGCGCGAACAAGCAGCTGCATCCGACGCCGCGATGCAAGCTGAAGCGAAGTTGCTTGAATCGAGGAATGCCGCCATTGAGCTCGGAAGGCAGACCGCGCAAGAACAGCGAGATGAAGCGCGAGCCGCTCAAGATGCATACAACGATTCTGTCGCGCGTGCGGAAGGCAAATTGCTTGATTCCCGACTCGCGGCAATTGAGCTCGGAAAGCAAGCGCGGCTAGAAGAACGCGATGCAGCCCGAGCCGCCATCGACGCGCAATCTGAAGCATACCAGCGCGCACAAGGTTATCAGCGTGAGCTTCAAGCCATGCAAGCGCAAGACCTAGAACGGGCGCATGAATTGTTTATCCTTGAAGCCAACGCTGCACAACTTGTTCCTGAGAAGCTGGCGATGGAGCGCGAATATTTGCGCATCCGTAATCGCCATCTCGACGCTGTAAAAGCCATCAACGAAAATCAATCATTGGACAGCAACGCGCGAATTGAAGCGCTGGCGACTGAAGAAGAATTGATGAAACGTCAGTTGGAGTTGGCGACGGAACGCTACCGCATCAACAAGGAAATTACCGATCAACAAAAGACTTTCAGTGCCGGATGGACGCGCGCATTTGATGCCTACATCAAAAATGCAGAAGATGCCGGCAAAAAAGGTGAGCAAGCATTTCAAATTTTTACAGACAACATTGGACGCTCTATTGATGAGTTGGTAGACAAGGGCGAAACATCCTTTGCGCGGTTGACGGAATCCATCCTCAAAGACATGACCAAAATTTATCTAAAGCAGTTGATGATGAAGGCGATTGGCGGCGGGGCTGAAGCTGGCAGCGGAATTTTTGGAATGTTCAAAGGAATGTTTGGCGGCGGCATCGATGTGAGCGGCGGCGGCGCAGAATTGCATGGCGCATATCTTCCGATGCACGCCACAGGCGGTAATGTCGCGGCCAACAGTCCATCGTGGGTCGGCGAACGTGGGCCGGAATTGTTTGTGCCCAATCAAAGCGGGATGATCGTGCCCAACAACTCGATTGGCGACTCGATGGGCAGCCAACCGGCCAACGTGTACAATGGCCCTTACATCGCCAATATGAGCGCAATCGATACGCAAAGCGGGCTGCAATTCTTGGCCAAAAATAAACAAGGCGTTTGGGCTTCGTATCAAAGCGCCAATCGTTCCATTCCGATGTCGAGGTAATCCATGGCTGTTCCAAATACATTCGCAAGCGCGACCACTTCAATCCCGCTTGCAAACCTAGACGCAAATTTTGCGTATTACGACGCCGCATATTCCATCTCGGGCACTGCGGTTACTTACAGCGGCACGCTTACACTTTCAGCGTTAACGGCATCCACATCGCTTGCGCTAAACGCCAGCAAACAAATTGTCAGTGTCACCAACACCGGAAGCGGAAATAATGTTTTGGCTACAAGCCCGACTTTGGTCACGCCAATCTTAGGCACGCCCCAATCGGGCACATTGACCAACGCGACCGGATTGCCTTTGACCACTGGAGTCACAGGCACCTTGCCGCTGGGCAATGGCGGGTCGGGCCAGACAACCGCACAGCTTGCGATGAACGCTTTTGCAGGCGCGGTCACCAGCGGCGCGTATTTGCGCGGCAATGGCACAAATGTGATAATGGCATCGCTTGCTGCTGCGGATATGACCGGAGCAATTTCACCTGCAAACGGCGGCACTGGTGTCGCAAATAACGCCGCAAGCACCATCACCATTTCCGGAAATTTCGCTTCAACATTTGCTGTTTCGGGCGCTTTCACTTACACATTTCCAGGAGCGGCAAGCACGCTGGCTTCACTTGCGGGGACAGAAACATTTACCAACAAAACGCTCACCAATCCCACCATCACCAATTACACGGAAACGCTGCAAGCGGTGGGCACGGTCGGCGCGGCAAGCACACTGGCGTTAACAAACGGCACAGTGTTGACTGCGACCTTGACAGCCTCTACGCCATGCACATTCACCATGCCCACGGTAGCTGCCGGAAAATCTTTTGTGTTGATTCTTACGCAAGCTGCGACGGGCATGACCACGGCAACATTCACAAGTGTTAAGTGGGCGGGCGGCACAGCCCCTGTTGTTTCGGCAACGGCGTCGGCAGTAGACATACTGTCGTTTGTGTCCAACGGCACGTTTTGGTATGGCTCTATCTCGAAGGCATTTGCGTAATGTTTGCCGCATTGAATTCTTTTTTGGTTGGTGGGCCGCCAAGGGTTGTTGGCGCGGTAACCATCAGTGTAAGCACAACCAATTACACATTTAATCCTGCAAAAGTATCGGGCTATGTCGCGGGCTTAACTTCTGCAACGCTAACAATCAACAGCGGCATCACCGTTGGTAGCACATCCACGGCGACTCCAGGGATGACAGTTTCGGGATGGGCCACTGGCGACATCGTTACCATTGTCAACAACGGCACAATCGCGGGCATGGGCGGCGCTGGAGGCATTGCGGGCGGCGCTGGCAGCAACAACACACCAGCGGGCGCTGGCGGCGCTGGTGGCCCTGCTCTTACGGTATCTTTTGCCACATCAATTAACAACGGCAGCGGCATCATTGCGGGCGGAGGCGGCGGCGGAGGCGGTGGTGGTGGAAATAATGTTGGTGTGGCGGATAACCGAGCAGCAGGTGGCGGCGGCGGCGCGGGCATCAATCCTGGCCTCATTCAAAGCGGCAACGGCGGCGCTCAAAACGGCACAGCTACGGCTGGAGGCGCTGGCGGCAGCGCAACCACGGATGGCGCTGCTGGTGGCGCTGGAGGAGGTCGTGGCGCTGTGGGCACCGCTGGAAGCAACTCTAATCGTTCGGGAGGCGCTGCTGGCGCGGCGGGCGTTTGCACTACCACCGGCTCCAACGCATTGATTACTTATATTGCAACTGGAACACGCTTTGGAGCATTAGGATGATTGAAAATATCACTTACGAAATCACGGCAGTCAACGAACAGCAGCGTTGCATGGAAGTTATTTTCCGCGCCACCAATCAACCTGATGTGTTGGTTGGGGCTCGGATGCCCTTTGAGGGCGAAGACTTGGCCACGCTGGTTTCTTCGTTTGCGCCGATTGGCTATTGGGAAGACCTTGCAAAATCGATTTTGCCGGTCGCTGTCGGAGCCACTGGCGCGGTTACGATTGCCGAGCCCATCGTTACAGAGTAGCTGTCGTGACGCTCCAAACAATCTTATCCATCGCTGAAACTGTCGGCATCAACGACCACAAATTTGCTGGTCAGATGTTGTCGCGCAACATGCGCATCAGCACCAGCGAAATTCTCACGGTGCAGCCGTTTGAGTTTACGCTGAAGCCGCACCAGTACCTTCTCTATTCGCAAAACAGGGCGGTGCTTTCGGCGTTGCGGGTTGCGGATAGGGTGACGGAGCAATACTTAAATTTTGCGTCTACGGGTTGGACAAATTACATCAACTATCTCGGCAACATGACGGGCGTGCAAGCCGCTGCTTGCCAAATTCAAACCGCCTCTGCAAACAAGACGATTGTGTTGGGCAACCTCCCGACAATCACCTCCACGCTTTACATTGTGAGAGCGGGCGACTTTATCCAAATCGACCGCTACGCCTACATCGCGACCGCAGATGTGCAACGCGGCGCTTTGGGCACCGTGAGCATTCCCGTTCATCGCAGCGTCATGACCACGCTCACCAGCACCATAGGCGCAGTGATTGGCCAATACGGCACCACAACGGCGTTGGGTGGCTCCACCTACACAGGCATCACGTTTCCTGTAATCCTGCGCGAATATCCAACTTACGAATTGACGCCCATCACCAACGATTCTTTCATCGCTTGGACTGGCCCATTTACTGCTTTTGAGAATGTGTTGTGAACGTCATCGCGCCTGTTGTCGGAACGACTCTAATTCGATATGCCGATCTGTTTCGGTTGACGATGCCTTCTGCGACTTATTTGTTTGCGACTACGCCCGCTCCTATCACCGTCCCATCCATCTCGGCCAGTCCGTTTGAGGGGCTCGGCCAGCTGGTAAAAACCAACGGCGCACAACGTGATGTAAAGAGCACAGCCAACGAGACTTCCGTCACGCTGATTGGGATTGACACATCGATGCTCGGAATCGTTCTCAATTCACAAATCAAGGGGTCGCAGATCGAGCTTTGGCACGCTTTCTTTGACGCCAACAATCAACTGATTACCGGCGGCGGCACAGGCGTTTACAAATACTTCAACGGCTACATCAATTCGTTTTCCATCGATGAACAATGGATGGAGGAAATCCGGATGTATGTTGGCACCGCCACCATCAACGCCTCCAGCTTTCAACTGGTTTTACAAAATCGGACTTCGGGGCGTTACACGAACAACAATTCTTGGCAATCATTCAATTCTGGCGACACCTCAATGAATCGCGTCGCCTTTATCAGCACCATCAACTATGCATTCGGGCGGAAGTAACATGCGCTCTGTTGTTGTTCGTGATGCTTCTCCAACGGACTTTTCCGCAATCTTGGACATGTTGCGGCGCGGGCGAGAGACTGCCCCTTTTGAATTCCTACGCCAAGCAAACGACGCTGGTCACATCACGCAGCAATTGACGGAATTTCTCGCTGGACGCGGGCTTGTGTTGGTGTCCGAAGTTGACGGCACACTCACAGGCTTTATGCTCGCGTCAATCGAGCCCAGCTTTTGGACTCCAAACTCGATCTTGATGATTGAGCTTGCGTATTGGGTGGAGCCGGAATATCGCGGCGGCTTGTCCGCTCATCGCCTCATCACCGAATATTGTGCACGCGGCGAAAAGATGAAGGCGAAAGGCCGCATTGATCATTTTGTAATCGGCAAGACAAGCAAAAGCCCCGATCTGTCCTTTGAGAAGTTCGGTTTCCAAAAGCTAGAAGAATTCTGGGTGAATTGAAATGTTCTTGATTGCCGCGCCACTCGTTGCCGCCTTTGGGACTGTTGTCGGCAACATCCTTGCATTTGCCATCAGCACGTGGGCCACCTCGATCATCAGCAAGTCGTTTGAGCCGCCGGTAAACAACAACGCGCTCACAGACAACAATCCTGGCAATCCAACGCAAATTCCGCCCGCCACCGACAACAAGTTGCCGGTCGTTTATGGAACGGGATGGGTTGGCGGCATTATCACAGACCTTAGCATCAGCAACGACAACCAAACTCTTTACTATGTTTTGTCGCTTGCGGAAGTTACCAACACCGAAACGGGCGGCACAGCTGATGTAATTACTTTCGGCGATGTCTACTATGGCGGCAAGAAATGTGTGTTTGGCGGCTCTGATCCAGCGCAAGTAACGGGGCTGTTGGATGAGTCAACGATGCAGACAGACACCACTGTTAACGGCTACATCTACATCTACAAATTCCGCAATGGGTCTTCCAGCGGCACAAACACTTCGTCAACCGCCATTTCAATTATGTCGGCGGCAGATTGCACCTACAAGTGGGACTCAAACAAGCAAATGAGCAACTGCGCGTTTGCCATTGTCAAGTTGAAGTACAACCAAGCCGCAGCGGTCACTGGCCTTCAACAAACCAAATTCCAACTTACCAACGCACGCAAAGCTCCAGGCGATTGCTTTCTTGATTATTTGACCAGCACTCGGTATGGGGCCGCCATCCCGACCACAGGCGTCGATACGGCCACGTTGACCGCGTTGAATGTGTATTCCAATGGCTCGCTGCAATACACGCCTTATGGCGGCGGCATCGCTTTTATTACGCGATTTGAATTTGATGGGGCGCTCGACACTACGCAATCCATCATGAACAATATGCAGATGATGGCGGACTGTTGCGGTTGCCTGATTCGATACAACGAAGTTACCGGCATGTGGGGCGTTGTCGTTCAGCAACCGACCTACACGGTGGCAATGGCTTTGGATGATTCCAATGTTATTTCTTCCATTCAAGTGACGCCGGTGGACTTGGCGACTTCATACAACATCGCCGAAGTAAAGTTCACTGATGGAACGATGCAAGATGCATTTTCGACCAGCACTTTCGATCTTGCGGTGCTTAACCCTTCGCTTTTGTATCCAAACGAGCCGGTGAACAAGCAAAGCATTTCCCTGCCGCTGGTCAACAACAATATCCGCGCTCAATATCTCGCCAATCGATTTTTGGAGGCTGGCAGAGAAGACTTGCAAGTGCGGCTGAAGATTGGCTATTCCGGTTTGCAATTGGAAGCGGGCGACATTGTGACGCTCACCAACGTCAATTACGGTTGGTCAGCCAAGTTGTTCCGATGCAATCAGGTGGTCGAAAATTTTGGAGAAGACGGAACGATCACCACATCACTCGCGCTGGGCGAATGGAATCCGGCTGTGTACGACGATTACAACGTCACGCAATTCACGCCCGCTCCGAACACCGGCATTGGCAACCCACTCAACTTCGGCACCATTCCGGTTCCGGTCGTTTCTACAATAAATTTTTCAGCCGCTGTCCCTTCTTTTTCAATTGCGGTTACATCGTCCAGTTCCGGAATCGTTGAGTACGCTGAAGTGTGGTACAGCGCATATGCAAGCCCGACGGTGGCTCAAAGGATTTTTGGCGGCACGACCGCAATCAACTCCAACGGCAACCCTTACGACCCAAGCTCTAGCATGGGCGTCGTCACCATTGCGGGCTTGGCGCAGGGCGATTGGTACTTCTTTTCCCGCATGGCCAATGGCTTGGGGATGAGCAACTATTCGTCAGCGTCCGCAGTTCTCAACTGGAGGCCGCTGACGTTTCAATTTACAGAGCGATACATCAACATTCGTTACGCTACAAGCATCACAGGCACAGGCTTTGCTACAACGCCGCGCAACATCGGATTGGCAACTTGGACAAATTCTTCTTCGGCTGTAGTTGCTTGGACAAATTCTTCTTCGGCTGTAGTTGCTTGGACAAGCGGCGTGGATGCGACCTACTATGGAATCCAAAACACCCCGACCACGACGGGAAGCACTTTGCCTTCGGATTACCAATGGTATCTTGCAAGCCCCGCGTTTGGTGAAACCAATTATTTGTTGTACGCCAATCGCTCTAATCGCAACTTCAGCTTTGCGGTTGGCGGAGCCGCGCAAACACAAAACACGGCGGCGTTTGTTCCGACGCTGACCTCGGTTTATGACCCCACGGTGTGGTCAGGATTACAAGATGGCGTCAACTCGATTGACCTAGACGCGCGCACAGGGCAGTTGATTTACTTTGGAAAGACCGCGCAGACCGCGCAAGACGGAATTCTTGCGGTCACCAACAACACCGATGGCTCCATGAAAGTCGCCCTCGGCCAGTTCTTGAATTTCGGCGCGGGTGTGTATTCCAAGACCACAGCAATCGCAAACCTGACCATCGACATTTACGGGCGTGTGGTCGGGTTTACTTCGCCGGACGCTTTCTATTACACCGAAACGGTCTTCACTGCCACCGCAGGGCAAACAACATTTAGCCTTACCCACATTGTCGGAGACATTCTTGTTTTCAGCGATGGCGTTTTAATGGACTTGACAGAGTACAGCGAAACCTCCACAACCATCGTGTTGGCGCAAGCGGCAAGCGCTGGCGATGTGTTTGTCGTTTTGCAAATGCGCGCGGTCAGTACAGCGGATTCATACGAAGACCTTGGGATTGCAATTGCGTCTAGCACGACCAACAGCATCACCTATTCGCAAGCCCCTTATCAAACAATTGTCGCGGGCGACGTGTTGTGTTTTGCAAACACCGGCTCGCCAACCACCTTCACCGTTTTATCTATCAACATCACCACAAAGGTAATCACCTTCACAGGGACGATCTCAGGCGCAACAGCGTCGTTGCCTGTGTATCGATTCCGCGCGGCGGGCGCAACCTACAGACCGTGGAGCCGCCGGACTGTAACGCTGACTGCGGCAAACACTTACACCCCGACTGACTGGGCGATAAATAACGGGTTTGAATCTCCGTATTGCAACGGCGTTCAGTTGAATGAGATTGATTACGATGTAATTGCAGGCGCATTCACAGGCTTTCCCGCATCGCTGACCGGCAACTTCACCGTCATTCAATACGCCGCAAACAATCTTGGCGTGCCCGCCTGCAACATCATCAACACCATCACCTATTCAGTGGCCAATGCGCTCGCATACACATTTAGCAGCAATCCGTTGTCGATGGAAGTGTATGCAAATGGCGTGTTGTTGGCTAAAGGCGCAGGGTATGATTACACCGCAACGTCAACAAATTGGCTTTTAAGCACCGCATTCCCGAATAGTTCAACCCTGCTTGTTCAGCAGACTTTTGCAAGAGATGGAGCCGCCTGATGACCCAAAGTTACAATTTGTCGCAACTAGCAAACAACCTCAATTCGGCAGGGCAGTTGGATGCGACTGATGGATTGTCGGGCGCGGTTCCTGCCGCGAATGGCGGCACAGGGCAATCCGGCTATACGACCGGCGACATCTTGTATGCTAGCGGCGCAACGGCACTTGCCAAGCTGTCCGACGTGGCCACAGGCAATGTGCTTATTTCGGGCGGCGTTGGGCTTTCGCCAAGTTGGGGCAAGGTAGGACTTACCACGCACATCGCGGGCACGCTGGCCGTTGCCAATGGCGGCACAGGCGCTGCTACTATTCCGGCAAACGCTTTGGTGGTGGGCGCGGGCACGAGCGCGGTCACCACCATCGCGCCTGGAACGTCAGGCAACCTTCTTCTCTCCAATGGCACCACATGGGCGGCCAGCCAAAATATTAACTATGTTGTAGGGCAAGCATGGACAGACTTGACCGCGTCCAGGGCATACGGAACGACATACACCAACTCGACCGGAAGGCCAATTTTTGTAAGTGCTTATATCAGTTTGAACACTGGTACGCCTCAAGGTGATTTTTACATTGATGGAAATTTAATTGCTTCAGATTTAAGATATGCCCCGACAACAAGGCAATGGATTATTACGATGGGCGGCATTGTGCCAAATGGATCGACTTATTTGATCAATGGCGGCGGCACACTTAATAAATGGTGGGAATTGAGGTAAAGGATTAACATGAAACTGTTCAAAAATTCAGCTGGTGCGCGTTGGGCGTTTGAAGACGATGGAAGCCAAGACCATCTAATCACAATGGACATGACTTCGATTTCGGAAGAAGAAGCGCAAGAGATCGAAAGTCAGAGGCAACTTGAAACATTCAACCGAATGCCTTATGCCGCAAAACGCGAGGCCGCATATCCGCCAATCACAGATTACCTTGATGGCGTTGTGAAAGGCGACCAAGGACAGATTGCAAAATACATCGCCGACTGCTTAGCGGTCAAGGCAAATTTCCCCAAAGGTGAACCATGACCGAAACTGAAGCCCGACTCAACTCGCACGAAGCTGTGTGCGTCGAGCGGTATGACCAAATCAACGCGCGGCTGAAACGCCTAGAGCGCATTATCATGAACGCCGCTGGTGTGCTGTTGATGGGCATGGGCGGCGTCATCTGGACGTTTCTCACTCATGCAGTTAGATAAGCTCACCTCTGCCGAAAGTCCATGGCCCAACACCGAGACCAAAACGGTGTTGGTGTGCCGCGTGCCCAAGCAAGACGATAAGTTGGGCGCAAACGAATTCAAAGACAAAGACGGACGCATCTGCCGGTGGGTGGTTGTGAACAAGAAGTGATTGATCCGTTCACCGCCTTTGCAGCCGCGCAAGCAGCGGTAAAGGGAATCCAAGCCGCCATCAAATTGGGCAAGGACATTCAGGGCATCGCAACTGACCTCGGCAAATTCTTTGAAGCCAAAGACATCGTTCAGCAAGCGGCGAACAACCCCAAGAAGTTCAAGAGCGACACCGCGCAAGCACTGGAGACGGTCATGCAAGCCAAGCAGCTTGCCGAGGCCGAGGTTGATCTAAAGAATGCGCTCATCTGGTCGGGCAACGCCGATGTTTGGGAAGGCGTAATATTGGAGCGCAACAACATCATCCAGCGGCGCAAGCGAGCGGAGATGGAAGTCGCCGCCGCAAAAGCAAAGCGCAAGCAAGAAATCATGGAAGCGGTCAACATGGCGTTTTGGATTTCCGTGTTTCTGTCTGCAATCGGCCTCAGCTACTTTTTCACAACCCTCTTTTTGGAGAAACGCGCATGATTCCAATTCTCGGAGCGCTGCTAGGTACGCTGGCGGAAAACGGGCTGGGGCTGTTGTCCTCGGCCATTCAAGCAAAAGGCAAAGAGGTTGTCGAAAACACGCTGGGCGTGAAGATTCCTGACAACCCGACGCCGGAGGATGTGAGCAAGCTGCGGCAGCTTCAATACGACCACGAGGAAAGATTGATTGAGCTCGGCATCGAGAAAGCCAAGATGGAGCTTGCCGAGCTTCAACTGTTCGCCGACGCCGCAAAGAACGAAGACAACAACATCAGTGACCGTTGGAAGGCGGACATGGTGTCGGACTCGTGGTTGTCCAAGAACATCCGCCCGCTGTCGCTGGTGGCGCTGTTCATGGGCTTCTTTGTGTTTGCGATGATGTCGGCCTACGGGCTGAACGCCAATGAATCCTACGTGACGCTGCTGGGCAATTGGGGACAGCTGATCATGGGCGCATATTTCGGTGGCCGCACAATCGAGAAGCTGGCTGAGATGAGAAGTAAGAAGTGATTTACATTCCCGTTCTTTACATCTGTGTTGCGGCGCATTGTGAATTTCTGCAACAAAAATCCTACTATCTCGACAGGGAAATGTGCATGGCAGTCGCGGAAGAAAAGAAACAGGACTACATCAAGCTGGGCGCAAAGGTCGAAGCCACTTGCATTGACGTGACAGTTCAAACTAATCGGAGGTTGTATGGCTCTTAATCAGGAACAAGCGGCGTTTCTTCTGGACATGTGCAAACTGATTGAAGAGGCGACCAATCGGGGCTTTATGGTCACCGGCGGCGAGCTTGCCCGCACACCCGAGCAACAGGCCATCTACTTCAAGACAGGCCGCAGCAAAACGATGAACAGCATCCACCTGAAACGGTGCGCCATCGATCTCAACTTCTTTCTGGACGGGAAGATTATTTGGGACAAAGCGGTCTTGGCTCCGCTCGGCGCTTATTGGGAAAGCCTCCACCCGAAAAACCGCTGGGGCGGCAATTTCAAGAGCTTGGTGGATTGCCCGCATTTCGAGCGCAACGTGGGATAGCGCAGGGGTAAGGTTGCCCCGACCCCTGCGCGTGGCTCTAGGGTGCGTTAGAAGCCTTCGGCGGCGGGTGCATCCGGCGCTTCGTACTTGACTTCGACGGAATTCGCCGCGACGGAGGCGTGAAACGCTTTTGCGGCGGCGTAAACCTCGGCACGGTCGATGCGTCCGGCCAATTCAAACTTCACCCCGTACCATGTGCCTTTGTCGTTGGACTCGGGCATTGTGGTCAGGCGCACAAGGTTCGCAAAGGTCGGCGGCGTGTACATGCCCGCTGGGCCATTGAATTTCACCGACGCAAGGGCGCTCATCAGCATCTTCGACTTCTTGATCTGCGTCGAGGTCAGCGACACGAGGGCTTGCGTCCATCCGCCGGTCGCCGCGTCGATCAGCAACACATAGTGGTTGCGGGTGTCGCGCACGCTGTCGCACTTTTTGTCGTTCACGGTTCCGTCAGCCAGCGGCACAAACAGCCGCCCGTCCATGTCCACGATCTGCCCAGCGGCACGCATGGTGGCTACGGTGTCGGCAGACATCTCGCCTTTGAATCCGGCGTTGTCGCCGGAGCGCTGGCCCCAGCGCAGGAACACACGCTTGTACGCGCAAGGCACGACGATGACGCCCGCCTTCCCGTCGAACATGCGGCTGTTCACGTTGTCGAAAAGCATTCCGGCTTTCGCGCCATCGAGCGCCGCGCCCGAGGCTTCATCAACTTGGGGCGAGCCCTTTTGTAGCACCGACAAAAACGGGATGGCAAAAGAGTCGCTCGTGGCGCCTTCCATGCCCGATCCAGCGTCGGCGGCAAACATGTCGTCAATCGGCGCAGCGAGTGCGGTTGACTTTTGAGTTGCGATTTCAGTTTTAGTGTTGGCTTTTGCCATGATAAAGTTCTCCGATATTGCCCGCACTTAGAAAGATGGGCGGCGGGCGGCAACCCACATGGGGTTACTTGGCCTTGGGTTTGGTGAGCTTGGCCTTGGCGTAAGGTCGGATGCCGAACAACTCCATCGGTATCGTCACGCCCGCCGCCATCTGTTCTTTGATGAACGCCTTGAGGGTGGATGCGTGCACGCTTTCGTTAAAGGCTGCGTCGCGCCCGAGCAGGTCGTGAATCTTTGCGGCGGCGGCGACCGCCTCGTCATGCTCATTGCGGCCAAACTCGACCACCACAGCGGACTTGATCAGCCCGCCAAAGCCATTGTCCGCCAACCATGCGTGCGCGGCGGGGCGGCGCTCGATGCTGATGCCGCAATCGACCTCATCCACCACTTTGACGGATGATCCATCCTCCAACTTGATCTCGCTCAGACCCAACTCCCGCATCAACTCCGGCAGGTCTTCTTCCTCGATCTTGCGCACCTCCGCCTTCAACCGGCTGAGGCTTTCGGTCGCCGCGTCAACGGCGGCGTGTCCTTCGCGTAGCAAGGCCGCAAGGCCGCTAATTTGTTTCAGTGAATCGCTCATATCGTCATCTCCATTGCAATGTAGTCACCAGCCATTCTGTCCCACTTCAGCATACGCAGCAGCCCGCCGGTTTTCCGCGCCGCGATGCATGCGGTTGCGGCGAGCAGTGAAGGGTCGCCGACAGCCACAATCCAATCGTCCGCCGTGTACGTGGCCATCCCATCACGCAGCGCTGTCAGGAGCGGCACGGTGTGTAGGCGGTTTGCGTTGGGCGGCAGAAGAACGATGAGCTCACCGTGCTTGCGCGCGGGCTCCATGTTCATGGTAGGTATCCACAGCCGCGTGGACGTGTCGAAACGACTGGGCTGTTGAGGTGCGAAGACTCGCGACATATAAATTATCCTTTCTTGGGAGCTTAGATTATCGCTCGAATATCGCCGAGCACCGTTGCGGCAAGATCGCTTTTTCGCTGCAACGCCAGCGCAATGCTTTCGTCGATTGTGTCGGAGGCGATAAGGTCTACATACACCACGTTGCGGCGGGTGCCGATGCGGTGTGCGCGGTCTTCGGATTGCAGCCGCGTCTCCAAGTTGAAATCGTTGGAATAGTAGATGACGGTCTCGGCGGCGGTTAGCGTTAACCCAATGCCGCCCGATTGGGGTTGGCCCACGAACACATCCGCGTCGCCGTTCTGAAAGGTGTCCACCGCGATCTCGCGCATGCGATCGTTCACGTCACCGTGATATTCCACCACCTTCATTCCTTCATCGGCAAATGCTTGCGCAATGGCGCGGAGTTCTTCTTTGAATCGCGCCCACACAATGATCTTCCCTTCCACATCCGCCGCGTAATCGATCAACGCGGCAAGGCGTGGGTTTTGTTTGCCCACATAGGTGACGGTGCCCGATGCAAGCACAAAGCCGCTGGTGACTTGTTGCAGCTTCACAAGCGCGGCCAGCGCCGACACCGTCATCACGCCGTTCTCCGGCACCTCCACGCGCAAATCGTCGCGCAGCATCTCATACGCTTTCAGCTGCGCTGGCGACAAGTCGAAGTACACCTGTTGATAAATTTTCTCGGGCAGGTCGAGACAATCTTTCTTCAGCACCCTGAATGTGTGCGGCTGTAACAGGCGCTGCAACTTGTCCAAGTTGCGCCACCTCGGCGTCCCGTCCGGATTGCGGGCAACGATCTGCGCATGCGCCGCGCGAGGGTTGCGCATCGCCATCTTCGCCATCATCGGATGCGAAGGGCTCATCAAGTCGGCATATTCCGCCACAAACGCCCGATAGCTCGTGGTGCCGAGAAGGCCCGATTCCAGGAATTCCATCTGCGCAAACACGTCCATCGGAGCTTTGGTGATCGGGGTGCCGGTGGCGAGGCGCCGATAAGGGGCGAGGGCCTGCAACCGCATCAGCGACTTCGTGCGCGCGGCGTCGGGGTTCTTGATGCGGCTCGATTCGTCAATGATGAGCATGGCCTTTGTGGCGTTCAGAAAGCGCCGCGCATAGGTGAAGCCCGCCTCGGTGTTCAGCGCATCAATGTTCATTGCCAGCACCCGCAACTGCACTGGATCGCCATCCTCGCGCGGCTTCATGATCTCGTCGATCTTGGCCATGTCCTTTTTGCCCGCGCCCGACTTCCAAGCCCGCGCAATCAGCGGCGCATCCATGTGCGTTGGGATTTCCCGCCGCACCCAGTTGGTGTGCACACCCTTCGGAGCGATGACCAGCGCGGCGTCGATCTTTCCCGCCGCAAATAATCTTTCGGCGTCCGCGAGCAGCGTCCATGTCTTGCCGGTGCCTTGTTCCATGAACAGCCCATACGCCTCGCGCCCGTTCATCTCGCGCAACGCTTGCAACTGTTGCATCATGCCTTGCGTTTTCATGTTGTTCCCTTCAACCAATGTCCAAACTCAAACCAATCCTTCGCCAGCGTCGCTGTCTTCAGTTGCATCACCGGCATCTGGTTCACCGCATCCGCGCGGCGTCCCGAAAGGAAATAGGTTTCGCTGTTGCCGATGCCCACAATGATGACGCTGGTGACCGCGTCGCGGTTCCATTCCAAGTGCCAGTTGCGCTGCGCCACGCTCAAGCCTCTCGCAGACCCGAGCACCGGTGTGGTAGCAAACACAGGCCCAAACTCTACAGCCTTCAACTCGGCAAAGTAAATCTGTCCCTTGGCCAGCAGCACGACATCCGGCATCCCCGCGCCCATCAAGTTCTCAATTCGCTCCATGCGGATTTCGGGATGCCGAGCGCGCATCTTGTTGCGCATCCTGTCCCACAATTTCTGTTCGGTCTTACGCATGGAAATTCACCTCTCTGTTTAAGCATTTAATTCGTTCCACCTTCACCATGGCGAAATTCGGGATGCGATGGCCGCGCACCAACACTACATCGTCCGCCTCCAACCGTTCCGCCGCGAGGCGTCCCATCGGCTCAAACTGAAACCGATCAAAGCGCAATGTGATTGGCACACCGCTGTCGTCCGTGATAAAGACATCGCTGAAAAGGGTTTGGCCGGTGATCACGCGCCCGTCGCGCTGCGCCACGCGGCGAGATTCATTCTCATCGCGCAGCTGTTTGCGAAGGACTTTTCCGATCAACAGCGTGTCGCCCTTCGGCGGCAATCGATCCAATCGCGAAATCACGCTGCCCGCGCGGCACCCGATGGATTCGGGGCTGGCGTAGATGTGGCCATAGGCGGCGCTCAATGGATACAACTCCGCAAAGCGCACCGTGGCTTTTGCGATCTTGTCGCGGTCGAGCTTACCGGCCTTGCGCGCGGCGACCGCAGCCGCAGCTTTGCTTGGGCCATATCCTTCGAGGTTCATAAAGCCGCCCACCAACTTACCGTCCACAGCAGCCCAGTCCACTTCGCTCCGCTCCACATCGAAGGCCACGTAATCGATGCCCTCGGATTGCATGTCGCGCAACAACTCGAAGGCCTGATCTTCATCCTTCACATTGCGCAAGCAAGCTGCGGCGTAAGCAAGGCCGTGGTAGGTCTTCATCCAAGCACACCAGTAGCTGATCACGCCGTAGCTCGTGGTGTGGCTGGCGTTCATGCCCCACGCTCCGAAGCTGCAAATCTCCGTCCAAATAATCCGCGCCGTTTCTTCGGACAGCCCACTTTGCTTTGCGCCCTCAACAAACTGTTCGCCGCGCCGGTCGAAATACTCTTTGCCCTTGCGACCGCTCATCGCCTTGCGCACCTCCGACACCAACTCCCAGCTGAATTTGCCCAACTCGAAACAGATGCGCATGACCTGTTCTTGATACAGCACGACGCCCATCGTTGCGCCGAGGTATTCGGCCATGGAAGGGTGCCGGTAGGCCACCGGCTCGCGCCCTGCGGCTCGTGCGATGTAGTGTTGCGACGCGCCGCCGCCCAATGGCCCAGGCCGCGCCAGCGCTGTAACGTGGTCAATGCGTCGGAAGGAATCGATGTGCACCTCGGACGCCACCATGCGCTGCGCTTGTCCCTCGAATTGAAAGATGCCGGCATAGCGGCGGGAGTTGAACAAGTCAAACACAGCTGGGTCAGTGAGCTTCAACGCATACAACTCGTCCGACGTCACCACGCCCGCGTCCTCGATCACACCCAGCGTCCGCAGCCCCAGCGCATCGATCTTCAACAGCCCGATGGCCTCCGAATAGGGCTTGTCGATCTGCGCTACGCCTTCCGCGCCCACCGTGCAAAAGTCGCTGATGGGCTCGTTACAAACAATCACCCCTGCCGCATGGACGCCGGTGTGCGAGGCGTGATTTTCCAACTGGAACATGACCGCCGCCTCGGGGTGCGCGGCGATAAATTTGCGGCCTGGTTCGGTCTGCACCATCGTGTCTTCGAGCGAATGGCCATAGCGGGCATCGCCGGATGAATATTCGACCAGCACATTTAGCACATCGAATTTTTCCTTCTCCGGTATCGCCAACCGCTCCACGACTCGTGCAATCACGCTCTTGGCTCGGAGGGTGCTGATGCTGCCGATGCGCGCCACCTTGTCTGCCCCATACTTTTCGGCAAGGTAGGTGAAGCACTGCTCACGCTTAGAGTCGCTGAAGTCGATGTCAATGTCGGGAAGGTCGTTGCGGGTTACGTCGATGAATCGCTCGAACAGCAAGCCATGCGGCAACGGGTCGATCTCCGTGATGCGCAACAAGTAGCAAACAAGCGAGCCCGCCGACGAGCCGCGTCCTGGCCCGACAAGCATGCGTTGCTTCGACCACGCAATCAAATCCGACACCACGAGAAAGTAGCTCTCATATTGCTTTTGCGCAATCATCGCCAACTCGCGCTCCATCCGCGCTTCGTATTCCGGCGTCCATTCGTCAATGTGCCCAAGCGCGATGCGAGTCTGTTTGCCTTCAAGGGTCAACTGCCGGAGGTCGCCGGAGAAATTGATCAGCGGCGCTTGCTCCAGTTTGCCCGCACATCGCTCGGCGACTTCATGGGTGTGAAAGACCGCCTGCAAAAAAGCCGCATCGTCCAGCGGCAAGAGCTTGTGCAACTCCAATTCCGTTAACAGGTGTTGCGGCGTCACCCGCTCCCTTCCGCCGATGGCCATGAACGCCGAATAATGTTCCAGCGCAGGATACAGGTTGTCGGAGGTAATGACCAGCGGCTTGCCGGTGCGCTTGTGCAAAGCCAGCGCCGCCCGCTGTTGCAGTGGGCTGGCAGGATTGACATCGATGTAGTCGAAGCAATCGGGGTCAGTTAACGCCGCGCCCGCAAAACGGATGATGCCCTTCGCCTCGCGGAACAATCCCTCGATGTCCGCCTCGGGCTGTCGCGCGGCGGTGCTGAATCGGTAGAACAGGCGCGTGTCTTCGGCCAGCGCCCATGCCACCGGCTTGCGCCCGTCTTCCCGCACAACCGCCAACTCGGTTCCGAACAGCGGCTTCACCTCGGTTTTCCCCAAAGCCTTCGCCCATTGCGCATGACCCCATGTGCCTCCGTCCACTATTCCCGCCGCCGAGGTGCCTAGATGGGCCAAGGTGTGGGCAACGGCGGCGATTGGGCCATACCCCTGCCGGAAGGAAAACTCGGTGCGCACGCGCAGCTGGGGAAGGTTCAGAGCCGCCATAGTTCCGCCTTCTGAATGATCTCGACCAGCGCCATCACATCGTCCAGCGCTCGATGCGTCTGCGCCAACGGCTTGCCCATGGTGGCTTCGTACAGTTCGGTGAGCTTGGGATTGCGACCCCAATCGTCTTTGTGTAGCCCGACAGTGCAAATCTCCCACTTTGGCCACGGGAATTCGAGCTCATTGAGCCGCGCCAACTCGCCGCGCATGATTGCACGGTCGAACGGCAGGTTGTGCGCCATGACGCAAGTGGCTTGCGAGAACATCAACCGAATTGCCGGCAACGCGGTGCTGAATGGATATGCATCCTTGAGCTCATCGTCGGTGATGCCGGTGATCTTGATGATTTCCGGTGTCAGCGGCTCCTGCGGATTGATCAGGATGTTCATCGTGTCGCGCACCTCGCCGGTCTTCAGGTCAAGGAGCGCCGCCCCAAACTCGATCATGCGCGGCTGCTTGCGCACTTCGGCTTGGGGGTGGAGGGTGAGGCCTGTGGTCTCGGTGTCGAAGACAATGATCACAGCGACACCGCAAGCTGTTCGCGACGGACAATGAATTTCAAATCGATGCCGAGGATTGCGCGAGTGTCGAAGATCACATATGTGTACCAGCGCTTGCCTGCGATCACCGGATTGGTATGCGACAGCGTGTTCACCTCTTGCGCCACGGAAATCCCCTCTTCAAAAAAGAACATGCGCCACTCGATCAACTCATCCGCCGTCACGTGCATGCCCAAGTGCGAAGCGCTTGTTCCGTAACGCTCCATCCAGTTGGGCGATTGGGTGTAATGCAACACCTCCAACTCCAGCGGCTTGTCGCTGGTGGCTTGGTAATTGAATGCGAGGTCAGCGGCATTGGCGCCAATCTTTTCCCACACGCGGCCTTGCGCAACCACGTGATCTTTCGCCCACTCGCCGAGGCCGATCTTTTCGAACAGCCGCATTGCGCGCTCGGGGTCGTTGGGGACTAGTGCAATTTGTTCAATTTTGAATTTCATATCATGCTCCATAGGGAAGAATACAACCGGAAAGAAAAATGTGGCGCTCTTTCGAGCTCAACAAGAAGGCGATGAATTCGGCAACCGCGCTGGGCTCCGTCTCCATGCCGGTAAGCAAGGCGTTGCGTTGGTACTCCGCCGCGAATTCGGGCGTCCATCCGCGAGTGCGCACGACTTGGGCCTCGATGTCCGCGCTCATCTTGGTGCCGCGCAACTTGTTCGGGCTGACGCCGAAGACCGTGATGCCATGGCGCTTGGTCAACTCCCGCGCCAGTTGCAGCGTCATGATATGCGCGGCTCCCTTCGAGGCGTTGTAAGCCAGCGATGTGGTCATCGGCATGTGCGACGCATTGGAGACGATGTTCACAATCGTGCCCTTCGATTCGCGCGATGAATCCAGCGCCCACTGCGACATTTTGAAAATGCCCTTTGCGTTAACATCCACCACACCGTCCCAATCTTTTTCGGTGACGTCCTCCAGCCAATCGGTGATGTTGATGCCAGCGCAGTTGATCAACACGTCCAGCGGCGGGCATTCGCCATAACTTTCTTCCGGCCAGCAGACATCATGTCCAACTTGCCAATCGAACGAAATCACCTCGTGGTTCAGGTCGGTCAGCTGCCGCACCAATTCTTTGCCCAATCCCGACGCGCCGCCGGTCACCATAATTTTGCTCATTTTGCATTCTCCGAATTTAACAAACAGGCCTCGATCATTGCGGAGTAAACCGCATCGTCATGAATGGAATCAAGATGGGTCAGGCCGCTGATTGCAAACCGACTCAACTTGACCAGCTTCAACTCAAACAGATGCCAATGATCGGTGAACAGTATCTCCGGCGGCACACCGTCGGGGAACAGCACCTGCACCAGCTTGGGCACCATTTTGTAGTTGTCTTTGTATGAGCCCGAGCGCTCACGGAAGGTCTCCGCCATCGCCGCCAGCACCTCACCGGCATTGGTCGGCGATGCTTTGGGCGGCGTGTAAGCGCAACGGTCGTGGATGGCGAGATGGAAAGCGGCAATTCCTTCTTCACGGTACATCTCCAAGACGCCCAAGTGATCATCGTATGCCGCGACAATGTCCTCTTTCGGAACGCCCATTTCAATAAACTCTTTAAGCATGCTGCGCTTCAATTCGACAGATGGGCGATGATCGTCATTGCCGCGCATGTACAACCAACCGTGCTGTATGCCCAATTCGCGGCTAATCCATTCATTCGTCCAACGCCGAGTTGATGCAGGTCGCGCCGTAAAGAACACCGGCCTGCACTGCTTCGTCATAAATTGAAACACTTGAAGATTCGCCGCCGCGTCATCCGAGCAATTGTCGTGATATGCGGCATAGCGTTTGTCGGGTTCAGTCTGCGACCAATCAATCAAGCTGATGCGTCGAGAATCGTCAGACAAACAATTGTCGAGGTCAAATATCACGTATTTCATTGGTCGCCCTTCCGCATCCGGTCTACGATCTTCAGCAACTTGCCCTTGCGCAACAAGTCGCCGCCAAATTCCGCGTCCGCAAACGCCTCGATCTCCGCAAAGGCATCGCGCTTGGCGGGGAATAGAAAGCGCTCCGCCCACGGATGTACCGCGAGCACCGCGTCGGCCATGGCGTTCACCACCTGTTGGTATTCGCTTTGCGTGCGGCCTCCGGTGCGGCTTTTGCAAAGCTCGCTGAAGGTGCGCAGATTGAATTTGCAAACGATGTTGGTCGCGATGTTGGTCGGCAAGATGCCGCGTGCATCTTCGGGTGCGACGCCGGTTTCAATCAGTTCAGCGTAGGCTTCTTGAATCACCGTGTTCACTGCCCCGATGATGTTCATGCTGACGGGGTCGGCCTTGTTGCGGTCGGTGTACACATAGTCGTACTTGCCCATGTCCAAGACGCGCATCGTTTGCTGGGCGTAGCTACCGGCGCGTGTGCGGACTTGCTGGTGCGTGTAGGCGCGGCTGACGCCTTCCACGAGGAACACATAGTCCACAAACTCCCAACTGCTCGGGATAGTCTCGGCCATGTAGGCAAGCTCTTTCTCAATTTCCTCGGCGGGGCGGCTTTGGATTTCTTCGAGGAGCGCTGGCGCCATCGTCAGCCGCGTGGCCTTTGTGAACACCAGCAGCTGCGCCGCGTTGGGCGCATGACTGATCAATGTAACTTTCACTTCTATTTCCTTTCTGAGTTAAAGCGCAGTGCTGCGCCA